AAGCAGAGTAGAGCAGAGGTTTTTTTTAGTACAGCGGGATGGATTGCACTGCAAAGCAAGGCATAGCACCGCACGGCAGAGCATAGCAACGCAGAGGTTTTTTTTAGTACAGCGGGATGGATTGCACAGTAAAGCAAGGCATAGCACAGCACGGCAGCGCAAAGCAGAGCAGAGGTTTTTTTTAGTTCAGTGGAGAGGGATGCATCGCAAGGCAAAGCAATGGATAGAAGTCTATGGCAAAGCAAGGCAAAGCATAGCATAGCAACGCAGATGTTTTTTTTTTTTTTTTTTAGTGCATCGCACAGCATCGCACGGCACCGCAACGGATGGCAAAGCACCACAAAGCAGAGGTTTTTTTAAACACAAAACAATAGGATTAATGATGAAAAGAATGAGCTTTACTATAGTCGGCAAACGTCAGATTTTATTTCATAAATTCAACATATCAGCGCTTCAGCAGACACAAAAAGTCAAAGAGGGCACAGCGGGAAACAATCCCAATGAATGGAAGACAACATTTTACTCTGATGGATTAAGAGTCTACGTTCCCTATATGTATCTATTCGGCTGTCTTGTGAAAGGCGGAAAGCACGTGAAAGCCGGGCGAGGTACTATAAGCGCGAATCTTGCGGGCACTCTTGATATATTAGATAGAAAGCTGTTCTTTGAAAATAGACTGCTGCCGAAAGAGGCTGAAGAATTGACAATAGACGACATCGGAATGGACGCGAACAGCCCGATTTATGTAGACGTAAGGATGGTCTCAAACCCCAATACAAAAGGAAAAAACGTAAGATATAGATTAGCATTCTCCGAGGGCTGGATTCTCAAGCCGGTAATCGAATGGGACGATCTTGTTATTTCAACAGATCAGATGAAGGCAGCTGTAATTTCAGCGGGAAAATACGTCGGATTATCAGACGATAGGTCGATCGGCGGAGGCAGATTTTATGTAAAAGATGTTAATGTTGAAAATGTTATAGATGAAATTTCGTATCTAAGAACAGACGATTCCACCGGTTCGGAAGATTCTAACGAAGAAGAAGAATCGACAGACGATAATTAATTATTTTTTGTCTTCTCAAGAAGCTCATCGATCTTTTTTTCTATTTCAAGGATTCTGTTGTGGGCTTCTTTATCAATTTCATAATCTTCCCTTGATATCTTGGCGTCTTTTTCAGCCTGCCTGCCTTGACTCATTAATATAATTGGCGCTTGAACAGCAGCGATGCAAGAAAGCACTAGATTTAGCAAAATAAACGGGTATGGATCGAAGTTTTCAGGGAACATCTTAAGTGAATTTAGAATCATCCATATGAAAAGTATAGCAGCAAAAAAAGAAATGAACGTCCAGCTGCCTGCAAATTCGGTGATTCTATCAGCCATATGTTGACCCAAGGTTAACTTTTCGTTTTCTTCTTCTGGATTCATAAATGCCTCCGCATACTTGTCAAATTATGTTTTATACGGTATTTCATAAGGATAAATTTATGCATTTGCGTATCTCTTCTATATTCTCTTTAACAAATTCGACAGCTTGGTTGCGTAGAATTTTAAATATGTAAACCTGTTCCTTTTTAGGAAGCGAGTACAAAAAAAATGTTTGATGTTTTTTATCAAGCATGCAAAGAATCATTCCAGACGCTTGATTTCTAACCTCGTTATCAAGAGTTGAATACCAACATTCTTTTGGAAAATCTAGGAGATAATCTAAAAAAAGACATTTAAGTACATAAACCCAATTTATTTTAGCGCTATTTTCCGGAAAAAATTCTTCAGGAGTCTCTAATTTTTTTTTATTTCTAGTTTTTTTCGAGCCATTTTCTATTTGCGTTTCTAATTTTTCTTTTTTCGTTGTATCTACGCTCGGGCTCTCTTCTGAAATACAGCCACTCAATGTAACCTCCCAATTCTTTTATTTTTTTAGCTTTGTACGCAGCATCTTTTTTTCTTCTTTTATCTATCGGTAAATATTTGTCTTTGGTGTGGTATTTATGGTTCCATTTGCACCTAGGCTGACAAAATTTGTGGTTGCAATGCTTCGCTATAAATTTTTCTTTACAGTACAAACAGTTGCGCAGCTTACTTTTCAATTGTGTTATAAGTCTAATTATAAACAACATTCGTTAAGAAGTTGTTTGTGTAGTATTTTGCGTCGTCGGCGTCGCTTGCGCCTCGGGCTGCAAAGATTGCAATATACTCAATTTTTGCTCAAGATGGCTTAAGTCCATCCCCTCAAGAGTTTTTATTGCTTGCAAAACATTCAATAAGCTGGCGGTGTCTTCGGTGTGGGCTCGTTTTAACTTATCTTCTGCAATCGCCATATCGGTTTTTATCTTCGCCATTCTCTCAGAGGCTAGTCCGTGCTGGCTTTCTGCATACGCTAATTTTGTTTGGTTGTCTACTTGCATCTGCTGCATCTGCAATTGCTGCATCTGCTGCTGCTGTTCTTGTGCTTGCTGAGCCTGTTGTGCCAATTTTTCTTTTATTTTGTCTTTGTTTTGTATCTGCATGCAGTCTATGACTTCTTGATGCAGATCAAGCTGAGGATACATTTTTTGCAGTTCAAGAAGCTGCATAAGCTCTAATTGCTGCTGCGACTCTGTCAAGTGCGCTTGAATGACTTTGCAACCATATTTGAAAAATAATTTATTTTCAAATTCTTGCGTGGGCTCTTCGCCGATCACTCTTTTTACTTTTGTATACGTCCAGTTTTTTTGTATCATCTCGACGATTATTTCGCCTGCCAGCCGTTGCGCGAAGTCCATATTATCAAAAAGAGTTTGAAGATTTCTGGCAGTCGCAACTTGGCGCATCATAGAAATAATACCCGCTTTATCGTCGACTTCAATGCCCATCGCCGCCGGATCTACTCCGGCTATTCTATATATAGATTCTTTTAGCATCTCTTCCATTTGGATCATGACAGGAGAGGGCGGGCGGATATCCATCGGCATTATTGAAGACGGATCAGACCCTTTTTTTCTGACAAGAACGCGCCCGTGGCCGGTATTCAAAGCATCATCAGGCGTTACAAGAGATCCTTGCTCGATGATAAGACCTTGCTGCTGAGCCTCTAATATGTCAAGATCGGCAACTTTTCTTCTGTTAAATAAAAATTGCGCGTCTCTGAGATCCCTCGTTAATCCGCGGAACTTAAGCGCATAGTATGGAGTGTCGGTAAAATACCCCAACACCGGCACGTAAGGATAGCGGTCTATGTGATAGGGGTTTTCTTCGTCTTTTACGGCGTGGTCGTTTATAATGAATTGCCGTCTTACTGTCGGCCTTCTTTTTTTTATAACTTTTAGACGGCCCCCGAAATGCATGTTAATGTCTCTTAAGTATTCTTCGTCTCCGGTAAATTCTTGCATTTCATTCGTTTCTGTATCGACTATGCATATAGCTTCGCGGTCTGATAAATACCAGTACTCGTCAATCGCTAGCATGTTTGGAAACTGAATTTGATAGACTTCAGGCATATAATAAAATTTATCGTCTCTATACCCCTGAGAAGGCATATCTTCTATATAATCCTTCAGCTGCGGATAATATCTTACAGCTTCTTCTTTATCGAAAAACTGCCGGGTCCAAATAAACCTGCAATCTGACAGATCTTTCTTTCTGAAAAATGGATCTATCAAGACGGATTTGAAATCTACATATCGCATTTTTATATCGCCCGAGACGAAATCGGATGAAGTGTCTTTAAATAGCGATAGAAGTCCGATTCCTTGCGCTAATGCCCCTTGCTCGAAAGCGTCAGAGTATGTTTCGTAAAATCCGGGCTGAGAATGCACGTGGTACAAGCATTTTGTAATTTGATCCGCTGTTTTCTGCATACCGTCATGTATGGGGATACAGACGGTGGATTTTCTTGTCTGCCTCTGGTGCCCGCTTACCGCTTGGATCAAAGAATTTATTATATTGAAATTAAACGTCTTGCGACGGCTTGCAGAGACTCCAGGATACAAAAGATTCCAGATGTCTTGATCCCCAAGTACGAATCTTTGGTCTAGATCGGCTTGGTACCATTGCGTTTGCAAAATTGAAATGCAAGAAGAGTAATTGCTTTGGCGCTGCCTGTCAAAATCAAGGCCAACATCGCTTCCGGGATAGATGATGGGATCATTATTTTTTGGCACCTAAACCCCTCCGAAGAATTTATTTATGGCTTCAACATCGCTGTTAGAAGCATTAGGCTCTAGACCGATGCTGTTTATACCGATAACGGCGTATCTAAAAGCATCCGCTCCGTGGCTCCATCTGTCGTGGCACGGCTCGTCATAATAAACTTTCAGCTGTTCGTTATACTTTTTTCTGTAGAAATCCAAGCATTTGATGCCGTGGGCGCAATTGTCTAGATGAAATTTGCATAAAGGAAGAAAAGATCTGACAGAATTCACGCCTTCATCAATAGGCTTTTTCGCTACAACATCCATCCTGTAGCCGAATTCACGAGCGCTTTCGAGTCTGTCTACCCCGCTTGTGAATTCGCGGTTTTTCATATCGTGAGGAACGAAATGACGGCCGTATTCTATGCCCTTTTCTTCTCGGTATCTATTTAAGAACCGCAAATAATGGAGAAGAGATTCACCGCTATTTTCATAATAATGTATGAAATTATAGTGGCCGTTAGCAAGATGCTGAAAAAGAAAAATAGCGGTAGAATCACCAACGCCGATATCCCAAGCGCTATGAACAGGCAGTCCCGGATAAATCGGGAAACGGCATATACGGTTTTCATCACGAGCTTTCTGAATGAGCTTGCCATAATATGAACCTTGGCTTCCACGCTCGAACGAGCAGTAATATTCTTGCTGTATAAAATCTTCTGGAACCCCTTCTCGGCGCAGCTGTTCAATGTCGTTCTTTGATAAAGTCTTTGCATCTTCAATCGTCTTGAATGATGTAAAGTAGCTTTTGTCATTTTTTGCATATTGATACAGCTCCCAAAAATGATTTTTGCCATTAGGGGTGCTAATAAAAATTACTGTACCATTATTTTGTTTAACACGAGGCTCTATTGTATGCCAACTTTCCGCATCCATGAAGGCGTATTCGGATAAAACAACGAATTTGGGGTTCATCCCTCGGGCGCGCATAGCGTTTTTCCCGTCCAGGCCCATCACACAATAAATAGATCCGTTTACGAATTGGATCATCATTTCCGAGCTGTTTTTGTGCTTTATCAGATTTTCGGGGATGTGGTCTAGGTATGAGATAGAATCGCCGTCGTGCGTGTCGTGGACGCTTTTCCAGATTGCGCGCTTGGCTTGGTTGTAATTCGGAAAGCAGTGCAGATAAACACCCGGCGATTGCAAAGCCTGCATTATCAAGTAATTCATTGCTACAAGATCTTTTCCCAGACCTCTAGCCCATACCAGAACTGCTTTTTTGCAGCCGTTCTGTAGAGCTTTCAAAACAGGAATTTGATATTCTCTAGGCGCGAATTTGTGCGGGATCAACATGTGTTAATGTAAATTTTTATTTTACATTAACCTTTATAGTATTTTTTTGAAAGATGATTTTTTCCGATTCTAGACCGGATCGAAAGAATTTATGTAATCAGAAACTTTAGAGCAAGAGCATAATATTTCAATAAAAGATATGTATTCTTTTTTTCTGTAAGTCATATATATGTGGCCATGTCCGTTATGCAAAGGATGAAAGTTGTCAAGCGTAGCGGATGCTTGTAAAAATTTTTCATCATCTCTTATGATAGTAAAGAAAACGTCCTTTATGTAAATTTCTACATAGTCCGGCTCGTATACCCACAAGCCTTCTCCCCAAGCCTCTCTTTTCTCATCGATAGTGAATAAGTATTTTACATACATTTTTTTTGACACCTTTTCCTATATTTGATAGATTAAAATTTAAATTCACAAGGGGGTTCCCATGAAGTACTCAGAAAAGAATCTAACTGATTGGAGCGAAAAATATAAAGCTCCGATGACAGAAAATTATCAAGCTCCAGAAAACGAGTTTACCGGAAAAACCGGCAATCCCTTGAATTATATCGAGAAGAGAAACCGCATTCAGGCCAAAGAAGCCTCTAAGATCCGGTCTCAGGCGTATAAGGGCCGTTATGAATAATAACGATAATATCTCGTATTTCGACCCGACCCGAAAAACGGTCGGGGCGATATACCGGGATTTAGCTATAAATAACAAAGAGCGTTATGTCGATGCGGGAGATTTGTCGCGCGAGCTTACAAAATCTCTTGTAGATAACATTAACAAGATGCTTGAAGAAAATAAAGGGGAAGAACGCCCCTTTTACATCACTATTCATGAAAAAAAAGACGCGCAAATGCAGCGCGCCATCCACAGAACTTTGTATAAAACATTTTATCGCCCATGGCCGGAAGACGATACAATCGTGTACTACGTGAATTCAAAACGCGGAATCGTTAAGTTTCTATGGTGCCTCCCCCATTGGAGCGCGATGCCGAATGTTTTGATGAATAGAGATCAATATTGCAACAACTACATCAAAGACATAATGGCCTGGAAAAACTTTGATCTTAATCATTTCGGTTTCGAGATAATGAAAAGCGGGTCGTGGGCGATCCCCCAAGAAGAGCTGCCTGAAAATTCGGCAAGAATCCGCAACGAACACAAAGAGCGCTGGTGCGAAAGCGAATTTAATCGCGTCATATCGGATGTTACATAAACGATCGTTTAAGCAACAAGTCTAAAATTCCCAAAAGTTTACATTTTTTTGCATCTTAACCCGTCAATTAATATTCGTTTCATAAACGTTGTAAATTTTTAAATTCTATAGAAAGCAAAAATCCGATTTTTTACGGCGATATCCGCCAAATTTTTTCCCATGCACAAAGATTATTTTTTTACACGGCACGCCATGAGGAAGTTTGTGTAAAATATTTTTTTGACAAAATTCAAATAATTATTTACATTCATTTCAAGCCCAAGCGGGCTCCGGTTGAAACGCGCCTCGCCAGCGCAAAGGGAAGTGTATGGAAGAGTCAATTCAAAAAAACGAAATAAGCGAGGCCGTACCTCGGGATGATCAGCCAGAAACTCCACAGCAGGCGCCAATTCCTGTCGATGAAAGACAAGAAAGAAACTGGCGTGCTGCGCGTCAAGAAATCGCGGAATTGCGCAGAAGAGATGCGGAATTTAGCAGAAGAGATCAGGAAAGAGAGCAGCTTTTGAAGCAAGCGTTAGAGTTTCAGAAAAACCAGCAGACGCAAGAAGAGCCGGAACCCTCTGCCGATGACTACATCAATTATGATGGTGTAAAAAAAACAGCGAGCAAGGTTGTACAGCCCCTTTTGAAAAAAGTTGAAAGTCTGGAGCAGCAGCTAGCCATCCAAAAGCAAAAAGAATTAATGAATTCTTTTAAGGTCAAATATCCCGATTTCGATTCTGTCGTTAACGCGAAAACTCTTGAGCTTTTTGAAGAAAAAGAACCGGAGCTAGCGGGAGTTATATCGGAGATGCGCGATCCCTACAAGATGGGCGTGCAAACATACAAATATATAAAGGCATTGAATCTTGAAAAAGATATGCCAGAAAGAATCCATCAAAAAGAAGCAGCAAAAAAAATAGCAGAAAACGAATCTATGCTTCAGTCGCCCCAAGCTATCGAAAAAAGACCGATGGCTAAAGCTTTCAGCATGTCTCAAGATCGTTCTAAGCTATATGAAGAAATGATGCATTATGCTTCGATGTCGGGATTCTCTCCTCCGATGGGATGATTGCCGGCTCCATAAAAATGGAGTCTGATAATGACAGTTTCACTTGGATCGCTGCCCCCTCAGATACAGCAGCGTTATAATGAAAAATTGTTGTCGACGCCGGAAAGAAACTTAATCCATAACTTAGCAGCCACTCCCGTCATGCTTCCGGACAACATGGGGTATATCGACAGGCAGTCGCGCTATGAAAGATTGGATTTGTTTCCTGTTCCGCTCGATGATGCCCAGCAAAATCCACCGGCTCAATTATTGAATCGTGTGGATATCGATTGTCGTGTACGTGTGTATTCGACATATATTGTGATGACACGTCAAGTGACTATCACCAACGAAGACCCAATCCTGAATAGTGCAGCAGCCCGTTTAGGGCAGGCCGCCAGAGAAACTCAGGATGTCCTGCAGCGTGACAACCTCGAAGGCACCATGTCGGTTGTAAATTGCGTCGGGGGGGTTAATGGCGATCTTCCGACAGAGATGAATTTATCGGATTGCGATGAAATCGTCTCGGTTCTACAGCAAAATGATGGCGAGTACATCATGGTAAAAATACCCGGTGAAAATAAGTATTCAACAAGCCCGGTCGGTGATGCGTATATGACTATGTGCACCGCTAGGATGATTCCAGTATTAAATAACATTACTGGATTTATCCGCAAGCAATTCTACCCAAACGTGTCAGAAACCCTAAGCTCGGAATGGGGCGCGATTAACAACTTGCGTTTCTTTATCTCAAGCCAGGGATCTGTCTCTGTTGGAGCAAGCTTGCTTGGGAATGATGTAGCCAATTGTTTTGTATCCGCTAAAGAAGGGTTCAAAGTGGTTTGGCAGGCGGGGGGTAAAATGAAATTTATTTACATCCCGCCTGGGTACAATAACGACCCAGTCATAGACGAAAATGTGACTGTAAAATCTCAGGTGATTGACTTGGAAACCTACGATTACGCTTTAGCAGCGTAGTTATGGCAACAGGGCGCAAGGAAATTATGTTGAATAGTAAATATCCCACAGTATATAATAACTCCGAAAAGGAGGCATTATGGAAGCAAGGATATGTACTGTTTGCAAGGTTGAAAAACCATATGATTGTTTTTACAAAAGCAAGAAAGGAAAAAATGGATACGCTGAGCAATGTAAAGATTGTCGCCGTATCAAAGGACGTGAATATTACAAGAAACGTCCTGAAATCTGTCTTGCAAAGCATGAAAGATGGGCTAAACGCAATCCTGAAAAAGTCTTGGCAAATCAAAGAGCTTATTATCACAGGAACAAAGAACAAGTTCTTGCGAAGCTTAAAGAGTCAAGAAAAAAGAATGGATATGCAAATACAAAAGCCTATCGGAAAAGGCATCCAAAGAAAATTGATTGCCACAGATTTGTCAGTCTCGCTGTTAAACTCGGCCAGATTGTCAAACCAGATCATTGCGAAAGATGTAAAAACAATTGTACGCCACACGCTCATCATCATGATTATGACAAGCCTTTGGAAATCGTTTGGCTATGTCGAAGATGTCATGGAGAAGAGCATAGAACAGAATTTTCAGCGTGAGAGACTAAGTCCTGAGACCTCGAAAGAGGATGCGATAGTCCAAACTACAGAGGAAACCTGTAGAGAAGAATCCGAAGCGGTTCTTCCGCCAAGAAATTGGTCAGTAATCCAGCCGTGGATGAAAGTAATAGAATGGTTAAGGCATACGGCTGGTTGTTCTTTCTATCAAGGCCAAGCGATCACCAATGATCTTTGGCTACAGAATCTAAGATCAACCGGAATATAAGGGGGTAAAAAATGACTTTTAATAATAGATATTCGGGATCGTTCACATCTACGGCGACCCCGGACAGACATGATGTCACTTTGCCCCAAGGACAGCCCGACGAATTTTTTATAAAAAATCGTACAAAATGGGGAAATGATGCTTCCGTAACAGCTGTAAGAGCTTCCTGGTTCAAAGGAATGGCTGCCGGAGCCGCAGAAACGGAAGATCAGGCAGTAACATCGGGGATTTTATCAACAAATATCGTGACGGCAAATGGCTTCACGTTTATTGATACTGCTAATCCCCCTGTTTTTACAGCAAATGCGCTTGACGATATCACAAAAGCCGATCCGGCTGTTGCTGATGTCACTTCAAGCACAGGGTCTATATCTGTTGGCGATGTTGTAAGAATTATCAATCCAACCGGGATGCTTCAAGTCGGTGGATACGAATTTTCCGTAACTGCCGTTTCTTCTGATAGTAGCGTAACGCTTAACTTCGATTCATCGAATGAAGCCGCTGCCGCTACTGGCGGAAGCATACAATTAATAATGCCGAGCAGGTTTTATCCGAGATGGCGTTATATCGTGCCGATAGCGGGTCTAGAAGGTATCGACCAAGCTAGTCAGTGTATCGTGTGCACGTCTGTTTATCACGATTTTTCGGTCGGGGAGCGTGTGTCTTTCCGCGTTTCTTCGGCTTTCGGAATGTCTGAGATCAACAATCGTTCAGGGATTGTCCAGTCTATCGGAAACGCCAGCGGATCGGCTTATAGCACGGCTTTGGCATCGAATTACAATGCATTGCAAATAGATCTTGATACATCGGGATTTACTGCATTTGCATTGCCCGCCTCGGCTGTAGCTGTTGCGGGTGTAAGCCCGGCAATTATATTGCCAGCAGGAGTAGGGCCTTATCCGAATGCTGCCGACCCCTACGTGCCGACAACGGCTGCGTTTGACAACAGAAATAAATATATTATGCGGATCGGTACGAATGTAATTACCGCTGCCTCGTCTATATACGATTGGGTTGCGTATTACAGCACCGAGCATACAGCAGAATAGAAAACGGGAGGGGTTGCCCTCCCTTTTTTTGATTTGAAATTCAAAAAATTATTATGAGGTTCCAATGAAAATCATTGAGGTAAACAAAAAAATAACAAAGACGGCGAATTCACAACACGTTGAAGAGCGGATAAAGAAGGAAAAAAAAGAATATTACAGACCTATGAAGGGGCGTTTTGAATTCTTAGACGCTCAGGGCGGTTGGGTTGATTTCACCGACAGGCCTTTCCCCAACGAGCCGATCATGCAATATCATATAGACCATGGGGAAATTTGCGAATTGCCCGCAGGCCTTGTAAAAAGACTGAATAACACAAAAAAAATCGTTCGTGGATACGACATGAATTGCGAAGATCCGAATAAACAATATGGAAGAATTCCACCTGTTGTCGACAAAATATCAAGAGTAAATTTTATTCCTACAGAGTTTCTTTATCAAGAAGCAAATCAGGAAGCTAAATAGCCGGGGGTGTCGAATGCCTTTGAAAAAAGGGAAATCAAGAAAAACAATCAGCAGCAATATAAAGACTGAAATGCATGCGGGAAAACCGCAAAAACAAGCTGTCGCTATCGCTCTTAGCGAAGCAAGGAGAGGGAAAAAAAGATGAAGAAAAAAGGTCATGATTCAGCAGTGAGAAAGCATCTTCGAGCTGATATGAAAACATTTGATAAAGAAAAAAATGACGACAAAAAACTTCTTAAAAAACTTAAAAGAAAATAATGGCTATAGCAACCCTTCAGTCAATTATAAACAAAATCAGAAAGCTGAGTTCAAGTCCTGACTCGATACAGCTTTCTGATTCTGATATCGTCGATTATATAAATTCTTTTTATCTTTATGACTTCCCGGCCGAATTCCGCGCTTGGGATCTTAAAGACATGTACACGTTCAACACGATAAAAGGTATTGACACATACCCTTTTGATAAAGATCACTGGACTACTCTTGAAAACCCATCTTATGTAGCAAAACGGCAAGTGCAGCTTTATTACGATGTGACGAACTTTTATTTCTTTCAGTTTAATTCGTCAAACCATTGGCAGACTGTAGACACGATCGATTACGGAGACGGCACTATAGGCCCATATTCGGGAACTTTACAGAAAAGTCCGATAATAAGAAGTATTAATAACAATCCGATAGCAAGCACGCAAACGTCAAACACAGCTTCTTTTCCATCTGGATTTCCTCCCGTATTCCCTGGATCTAATATTTCTAGAATCCAAAATTTACTGATAACAGCTAGCAACGCAAACGGGTCGACGCAAAACGCTACGGATGATGGTGCAGGGAATATAATCGGAGATGCTTCAGGAACTATTGATTACGATACGGGGGTTGTTTCAAATCTAATCTTTAACTCCGCCGTTTCCGACGGAATAGAGATAAAGGCTTTATATAGTCCGGTCGTTTTAAGACAGCCTTTGGCGATATTATTTTTCCAAAACCAACTCGTTGTAAGGCCAGTGCCCGACATGGGATATACGGTAGAGATCACAGGGTATAGATTGCCTTCTTCATTACTGCTGCAAACAACTTCTGAAACGTCTTTTGGTCTTGACGGACGTCCAGAAACGCAAGAATGGTGGGAGACGATAGCCGTCGGAGCATCAAAAAAAATATATGAAGACCGACTCGATATGGATGGCGTGCAAATGATGGATAAGATGCTGCAAGAGCGATACAACGCGAATTACACGCGCACATACGCAAACATGAGCAAACGCCGTGCGATAACGATATATGCCGATCAATACGACTTCACTAATGGATCAAATAATTTCGGCGTAGGAAATTTTTAGCGAGGTTTAGATATGTCTTATACTCCTAATGTTCCGCAAATCGGACAATCACTTGACGGAACGCGGGACTTGATAAGAGGAAATTTTCAGGTCATCAATACAACGCAATCTGTCAATCATGTCGCGTTTAACGATACCGGCGCCGGAAAGCATAAGTTCTTGCAACTTCCGGTAGGAAGCGTTCCGACAACTGCAGTTGATGAAATGGGAATATATCCGGATAACACGAAAACATTTGTGGGGGCAGCGACAAAAAGCTCTGTTTTAATGCTGGATGCAGACAGTGGAAGCGCGTCTTATTCTTCTCTCCTTATCCCTGTAAGGGCTGCTGTTAAGTTTTCTGTATCCGCGGGCGGTACTATCACCTCGCCGTTAGATTATATGTTTAATATATCAAGCGTTGCTGTAGTTCCAACTTCTAGTTATACAATTAATTTCACAAATAATCTTCCAAACACAAACTATATAGTTTCAATAACTGCCGTAGGGAATTCGTTAACAACATCATCAAATGTTTTAGTTTATGAATTGAATGTATCTTATATAAAAATAAAATGCGTTATAAATAACCGTACATTTCCATTTTCTGTAATGGTCCAGGTATCGGGAGGATAATGCAACCGCTTTATATACTTCCATCTGACAAGGGCCTAGTAAGCAACAAAAAGCCGTTTCGGTTAATAGAAAATGCCTTCCAGCGTCTTGAGAATGCATATTGTTTTCGAGAGCGCATATTGAAACGGGAGGGATTAAGACTAATCGGCCGTCTCAGGCGTTCTTTAACATTACAGGCTATTGCCGATATCTCTTCTCCCGGAGCCGGAACGGTCGTTATAAATTTATTCGATTCAATGTCGTTGTCTGCAACAGAGCCGAATGCATCTTTAGAACCCGGCAGTACAACAGCTATTACAATAGCCATAGGAGCTCCGATTTCTCAAACTCTAATGGATTCTTCCGGAACGGGCATAATGACTATAACACCGGCCGGTCTTATTACTCAAGCTAATATAAATTACTCCACGGGTGATTTGACTCTTGTTTTTTCGGGCGCTGCTGCCGCTTCTACTGCTACATTTACAGGCGCTTATTATCCGACCCTTCCGGTGATGGGAATAAGTAAATTTGATACTGCGAACGTAAACGAAGAGACAAGCGTATATTTCGATACGAAATATTCTTATTCATTTAGTGGAATTAACTTTACTCAATTTGGCTCTGTGGAGTGGACGGGTTCGGATTCTCAGTTTTTCTGGTGCGCAAACTATAGAGGATCACAACCTTATGACAGATTATTTTTTGCGACGAATTTTAATACAAATGATCCGATTAGATATTACGATTCATCTTGGCATGATTTCTCACCATCGCTAGACAACAACGCAAAACCGGTTCTTCTTCAGCAATGCAAAATAATAGTTCCGTATTATGGCCGGCTTCTTGCGTTGAATACATACGAAGGAAAATCGGGAGATTCTCCAAACAATTATTTTAATAGATGCAGATTCTCTCAAATCGGAAGCCCTATTCAATCAGACGCCTGGCAATCTAATGTTTTCGGGAAAGGCGGATTCATAGACGCACCAGTCAATCAAGAGATTGTATCGGCTATTTTTTACAAAAACGTTCTTGTCGTATTCTTCGAGCAAACAACCTGGCAATTGAGATATGTTGGTGAATATGGCCTTCCTTTTATTTGGGAGCGCATCTCAAGCGATTTCGGTTCTGAAAGCACGTTTTCTTCGATTCTTTTTGATAAGGGTGTTTTCACTGTAGGCGACAAAGCAATCATTGCGACAGATTCTAATTTTTGCGACCGCATCGACCTAGATATCCCTAGCTTTGTGTTCGAATTTAACAATACGAACAACGGGCCAGCCCGAGTCATAGGAATGAAAGATTATTTTAAAGAACTTGTTTACTGGTGTTATAGCAAATCCGAGCAAAATTCTTATTTTCCAGACTATCTTCTTGTTTACAACTACAGAAACAACACTTGGGCGAATTTCCGCACGAATTGCACGTTTTTGGGAACACAGCGAGTCATAGGAAATCTTGAAATCACATGGGATAGAGACGACATTTTCTGGGATGATGACACCGTTTTTTGGGATGACGTAGCGCACGCGGAAAACTTCCCCGATATTGTCTTAGGAAACCAAAACGGCTATGTTTTAAGTATGCAAGATGTGGGCCAGGATGATATCTCATTGAAAATATCTGATATCGTTTTGACGGGAACGCCCATTCAAATAACAATAGTTGATAATAATTTATACGTAGATGAGATCGTATACATAAAAAATATGGTATTTCTTGATGCTTCTATGACTTCTGAAGTATCAAGTGATTTAAACGATAAATTTTACAGAATCGGATCTGTTTCGGGAGATACAATAACTCTACAGGGATGGGAGCCGTCAGCAAATGATTTCACAAACGATTTTACATTTACAACGCCTACAGATTCTGTCTACATGGGAAACGGTTCGCTTGCGTTGATCCCGCGCATGTCTATTGTAACGAAAGACTTCAACCCTTTCGAATCTAATGGCATGCAAGTAAAAAGTTCATTTGTTGATTTCCAGGTTGACGCATCGCCCGATTCTGTCATAAATGTAAATATTTATAAAAATACTCTAATCGCTCAACAGGGAGCAATGCAAGTCGGCAATGTCAGCATAATAACTAGCACGAATCAAGAGGGCTTCATAGAAAACATCTCTAAAACAGCAAATGCAATAGTAAAAAGCGTAAATCATGGACTGCTGACCGGCCGTAAAATAACAATACAAAATGTCTTGGGAATGACTGATGTCAACGGACAAACATATACAATAACTTTCATAGACGTTGACAATTTCTATCTCAATGTCGATTCAACGGGTTTTTCGGACTATATCTCTGAAGGCGACTGGACAACAGTAGATTATAATCCTTTTTATAATCCTACCGCAGAATATTCCTGGAAAAGATTTTACGCTAATGTTTTCGGCCAATATCTTACGTACGAATTGACATATAACGATTATTTGATGAATCAAAAAATTACCCACAATTCCGGATTTACATTGAACGCATTGACGCTTTATGTGAAACCAGCGGGGAGAATAGTGGTATGAGTTTTTCATCGGATCAGCCGCAGATTACAAACCAGCTTCCGCAAACGATTAATCTTCCTTCGATAAAAGAACGTCCAGAGCTATTTGCGGAGCGGGTGGAAGATCTTTTACGACAGATAGCAAACTCTCTTAACAGCAAGTCAGGAGGTCTTAAATCTCTTGCCGAGACGGGAGCCTCGAAGCAATTTTATAAGCAAGACAATCCCCAGAAATTCCGCAATGTGTATAATAAAGTTTTGAATTTTGTTGACTTGAACGGAGCGCCGATCGGGGCATCGGCTAGCGTAAATTTTGCTCATGGAATTATGGGATTGCAGCAGTCAGCGGGAATATACGCGCATTGCACAGACTCTGCAGGAAAACGATTTACTGTTGCATATCCCAGTGTTTACGCAGACAACACAAACGCATATTTTACAAATCCTGTCGCTTTAACGCTTAGTCAATGTGACATAGAATTAAATTATCTAAAGGAGACGTAAGATGGTTTTTGCAGCATTAGCACCACTTATCGCAATGGCTGGAGGAATTGGATATGATATGTACAAAAGCAGCCAGTCTCAAAAACCTCAGAAAGTGCCAACGATGGATAAAAAGCAGCAAGCTTTTTATTCACAACTAATGAATATGATAAACCCCGGAGGAAGTATAGGCCAAGGAAACGAAGAATCTATGGATTATTTACGGCAATTGATGAATCCGAATTCAGAAGCCGTCAATCAATTCACTCAACCGTATATGAATCAATTCGAAAATGAAACCGTACCAATGCTTGCAGAGCGTTTTGCCGGGATGGGAGGAGGCATGGGGGGCGGTACGTCTTCCTCGGGATTCGGACAATCTTTAAGCATGGCAGGTTCGGATTTACAAACGAAATTAGCGGCTTTGAAAGCAGGCCTAGGACAACAGGCAGCAGGTCAACTAATGAATCAATATGGGAATTTTGCACAAATGGGGATGAATGCCCAGCCATTTGCGTATTATCAGCCACAGAATGAAATGGGTGCATTTCCAGGGATGTTGAACGCTTGGGGGCAGAACGGATTCAAATTGCCTGAATTTAATTTTGGCGGTTCTTCATCATCTCCGCAATATGGCTCGATTACAAGAAAAGGATATTAAAGGATAAAGTCAACTACTCGTCCCTAAAGGAACGAGCTTGCCCGTAGCAGATGCTCGGGCTTCAGCGCACATTGACTGGTGCGCACCGCCCCGAAGGACGGCAAATTTAGAGTATCTTACGTTCTCTCTAGGGAGTGCAGTATATGTTAAACAAGAATATTAATCAACAAACATGGAGGCCGCGCTTCCTCTCCGCCCTGAAGGACGGAGTCCCCGCGCGCGCATAAGATGGTTCAGTTCTTCAATCCAAAAATAGGTCCATCATACGGCGCGCAGATAGCGCAAGCCCTGGGCATGGGATTTGCCAATATGGCAGAGCGTCAGCAGCAGGAAAAGATGCTTCAAAAACAAGACTATGAGCAAAAACAAGCCCAATCGCAGCTTGCAAAAATGCTGTTCGGAGAAGAACAGGCGCAGCAGTATGAAGGGATTCCGATGGAAGAGATGCTTAAGGCAGCTCAGATAGAGAAGCAAGGGCAAATGCAGCAGCAAAAAAATTTGCAATCTCAAATTGAAGATATGAACCGCTACAAGGTAATCGAGCAAAACTTTGGAAAAAAAGCGGCCGATCTGTACATGTCGGCTTCCGAGGGCGGAAGAACTTCCCTTTTGGATAGCTGGATAGAGGATGCTAAAAGAGGAATTGACGTAAAGTCAAAATTAAATGAAGAGCTTGGAGCTCCTGCTGAAACGTCGGATTTTGATAAGGGGCTTACTCCAAAAGAAAGGGTTGCCAGGCAGGAAAACAGATACGCCAAGAATTTGCCTTTATATGAAAACTCACAGGAAAAATTAGAGGGTTTGGAAGCCGAAGAAGATGCGTTGGGAATTCTGGAAGATCTATCTCCTCAAATAGGAACTTTTCAAAGGCTGAATGTAAATCCTTTGACCGGGGAGTTGATATTGCCTTTTTTATCTTCTCCGGAAGCTCAAAGGTTTGTAAAGACTATTAATGATTTTACGACAAAAGCAAAAGCTACTTATGGGTCGCGCGTTACTAATTTTGAATTGGACAGGTTTATGAAGAGACTTCCCACACTGGCAAACTCCGAAGAGGGAAGAAGGCAGATAATAGGCCAGATGCAAATAATTAATAAAATAAATTCAGCTTACGAACAAGCTTTGCAAAAAACCGTTAGCGACTATGGGGGAATAAGAAATATAGACTGGGACATAGCCAAGTCGAAAGCTAAAAAGGCGATAGAACCCACAGCTAAAGAGCTTAGGAAGGAATTTAGAAGTATCGGTTCGGACTTGGATAAAATGGTGAGCGAACAAGTTAAAAAAATGAAGGAAAATACTCCTGAAGGACAAGTTGCGGTTCAGTTGGCTGATGGAAATCTGGGATTTATTCCTAAGGACCAGGTTAAAAATTTTATGAAAAAAAAAGGAAATAAATTGTTGTGACCGCCGATACCGATTTTTCTTTTACAAGCTGGAATGAAGTTCAGCAGGAAGCAAACGACCCGGAAGAAATAGAGGGTGTTGAATTTACTTCATGGATTCCTGGAGTCGGCATGCAACAGCCGGAAGAGAGAAAGCAAAAAAAGGAATTGGAAAGCAGTCTAAAGCAAATAGGACGCACCCTTTATCAAATTCCGGCAGGGCGAGCCAAAGCTTTTACATATCTCATGGATATCTTGCAGATGGTAGCTTCAGGATACGCACGCCATCCTTTAACTATAAGGGAAATTGAAGATACGGCAAGAGAAGCGGGCGTTCCATTTAACAAAGAAGCTTATTTGAAAGCCGTAGAAGACGCGGAAAGTAAAATTCCCACTCAAGAGAATATAGAAAGGTTTGTGGAGGAGAAAACCGGACTTCCTTTGACACCAAAAACAGAACTTCAGAAAAATATAAGGTTTGGTTCAGAAGCTGCCGGGTTTACTCCGGGAGGAATTGTTAAAAAAGTAACTGCCGCTATTGCCGCGCCTATTGCCGAAAAGGGTTTGGAAAAAATAGGCGTTCCCGAGTCCATAGCAAAACCTGCCGCTTTAATTGGATCTACTGCAGGTGCGCAGGCAATTCCAAAGGGATCTCCTAAAATAAAGGCAAAAACAAAACCTTCAGGACTTCCTGTTAGAAGATACGAAAAAGTATCAGATCTTAGGAAAGTTTCTTTAAAAAGACATGGAAAAATACAAGAAAAGCTTGAAACCGACTTTAAAAAAATATCGGATAAAATAATTAGCGAGTCTCCAATATCCAAAACAAAAGCCACACTGGAAGATAATCCGGCATTTAAAGTGGAAGTCGCCGATCAATTTAGAAAAGTTGAGAAGCTGGCGGAAGGAATTCCGGAAACTTTAAATACGCAAACAGTAAAAAAGAAGCTTGTCGATAACGCATTAAAGAAAAAAGGAACGGGTTTTGCCCCTAGCGAATACGACAATGATTACAGAAAATTCATTACGCAATTCTTAAAAGAAACTCCGAACCAAGAAATAAAGGCGTCTGATCTTGTCGCTCAATACAGAAAAAATAATAAGGCCTTATCGGAAGCTTACGACCCTTCAAGATCTTATGCTTTCAACAGGGCGAAAAAGGATGCTCTTCTAGAGTATAACCGTGCTATTGCCGATGTTATGGAAAGCGAGTTTCCGAACACTGAATTTGTAGATCTGTTTAAAGAAACTAATAAATCCTGGGCCGATATTTCTGATGCGGAAGCCATAGATAAATTTACACAAGGAATTTTCGAAGGAAAAATAGACTATAATAAAGCGAAAAAATTCTTCCTAAATAAAAACCAGGCACGCCCGTTCAAACAAGCGTTAGGGAAAGATAATTTTAAAAAATACGAACAGCTTATGAAGGATATGCTTTCAACCGAAAAACCATTTAAAATGCTTAAAATAGCTAAGCAGAAAGGTTTTGAAGATTTAGTGAAAACGGCCGGGGCATATATTATTCATCCAAAATTGGGAAAAGCAAAATTGGCTTTTGGAGCCGGTAAAAATTTATATAGAAATATTACTAACGCCCTTCTTGATAAACCTCAAATTATATCGACATGGGAAAATGGTATAAAATCCTTGAAAAATGGTGATTTTAAAAAAGCTGAAAAAGAATTTTCAAAACTGGATAAGGACGTTAAAAGTATTAAAAAACAACCGCAAAAGAAAATAGGTGTGGAAGAAAGGAAGAAAATTGAAGTATAAAAAAAATTAACTAATCACTCGAAAAACCAATAGAAAGCGTCTATTGATTTTTTCACGATAAAATATAAAACGTGCATTCCTACGTACAAAACTACCCAAAACATTAATCATCCTCCAAAATTTTTAATACATCCCAAGGGCATTCCATCGGAAAAATTTCCTCATCGAGCCCGGTTTCTTTAGCAGCTTCCAGTCTTGCCGAGTAATATGCATCTTCCATTATTTCGTTTAATTTATGTTTTAGTCCCGGATTTTTCTTTAGTGTTTTGTTTGCATGAAATTTGCAGTTTTTTATAGTTAGATCCCATGACCTGGTATACATGTGTTGCTGATATTCCTTCTTAAGCATATGTTGAAATATTCTCATTAGATGGTTTTCTAATTTGCTTGCTTGCGATATCCCCAAATCCAACAACTCCTCAATTAAATTTTCTGTATCCAGCATATTTAACTTTCCTTCTTTAAGAAAATTTGCTTGAGTTTCTGTCCATCCGTAAAAATCCTTTTCGTATTGTGTAGTCACTCGTTTTCCTCCAAAATTTTTAATACATCCAAAGGGCATTCTATATTAATTATTGTTCTTTAAAATATTTATGAAGTTTGTAGGCTAAGGAAAAGAAATCAATGTCTCGCTTATGATATTTATATTCTATCATTGTGGGTACCTGGCCGTTGCTATCTAACATAAGACATCCTCGGTGAGTGATTTTTTGGGTTGAACTATCCTCAACAAGATACTTATAAGCGGCAGTTTGCAAAGCCCATGAAGATGATTTTTGCTGCTGTGTCTTTATGTCTACTAGAAAAGTTGCGTCCGTATTCTTTAATTTAAGAATCAAATCTATTTGCCCGGTGATTTTCCATCTGTCGCAGAATAGACGTTGTTCAGATTGAATAACTTCGTCAACGATGAAGTCAAACCAATCAATAAAAGAATCAATATACGGCTTGCAATCTTCATCCACAGGTTCTATAAGTAAATTTTTGACGTACAGATCACAGTAGCGATGAACCCTTGTTTCTATATGACTAAAATCCATATAGGGAGAGAGGATCTCAGTGATCCTTGTATAGCCTTCAAATTTTTCTTCATTTTGTTTTTTCATTTTATTTCCCCCTGTTTTTTTCGATTTCAATCAGCCTTTCGTGAAAATCTTTCATCTCAAGCCTGACTGCCTCTTTGAATTCTTTTAATTCTTGATGAATCATTTTCCAATCTTCCCGAGATTCTTTTCTGAATGAAAAAACAATCCCAAACACACCTAGGAGCATGAAAAAGTGTGAGCCGATTATTGTAAATATTTGCAGCCAGTTCATTATTTCCCCCTATTTTTTTCGATTTCGAGTAATCTTTCGTGAAAATCTTTCATTCCACCTTATTTTCTCCTGTTTTTTTGCTCTTCAATCTTGCATAGTCTGCCGTGAAAGTCTCTGCTTTCTTCAATCATTTTTTCATTGAAATTTCTTATTTCTTCTCTTATTGACATTATTATTTCATTCGTTTCTCTTCTATGTTCTTCAATTTTTTGGTCTGTTTTTCTCCGGTCCGCTCTTGAAGATAGCCACATTGCAGAAATTGTTAAAAATAATATTAAAAATTGCCCCCAGTCCATCTTATTTTTTCTCCTTTTTCAGGTATGCCTCTGCGTGAATTCTCTGTATCTCGCTGTAGGGTATCCGCCATATCATTCTTTTTTCAGATCCACTGTTATATGCTTTCACTTTTCCGTCTTTAATCCATCTTCTGGCGATCCTGGGATGTATTTTCATTTTTAATGAAAATTCTTTTACTGTCATAAATCTAAATTCTTCGTTCATTTTCTATCTGCCTCGATTTTTAAAAGACGTTCGTGAAAGTCTTTCATTTCATGTCTGATAGCTTCAATTGTAGAATTGCACATCTTCCAATCGTCCCGGCATTCTTTTCTAAATTCTTTTATTTCTTCTCTTGACTCTTTTCTAAACCACAAGATGATTCCGAAGTTTCCTAATATCAACGTTAAAATTTGCAGCCAGTTTTCCTTCACCTTCCACCTCGTTAGGTATTTTTTTCACCTATTATAACACAAATGCCTATTTATGCAAGAAAATTCCATCTTTTATTTGACAAATATTTTTTTTAATCTTATGTTTGGGTTATCAAAAAAATACTTGATAGGCACGTAATGGGAAAAAGACTGAATTTTTGCCTAGGAGTCGGGCAAGTTATAGTAGAAGTGATGCCGATTCCGGTATTCGCGCAGCGCGCTCCTACTTCTACAGATACAGATTATCCTTTGGGACAGAATTGGCTTGATGAAAGCCAAAACCCTTCGGTTATGTATTTTCATATAGGATCGGGATCTTGGGAGCTTAATAATGTACCTATTTCCACGGACGGAACTTTTTCGAGTCCCTCCGATACAGTAGTACCCTCGACATTGGCAACAAAAACATATGTTGACGCGGTAGCATCATTCGGAGCGCCCATTGCAAGTACGGGTACACAGGGAATTGGCTTTGTCGCAAGCAACGCTCAAGCGGTAGCTCGTCAAGCGAATACTGCCGGGGTATCTGCTTATTTTGTCACTCCCTCGAATTTGGATGCTGTTTTAGCCTCTCCCTCTGCAATTGGGTCCACTTCCGCATCTACGGGGGCTTTCACTACGTTAACAGCCTCCGGGGCATTCTCATTAACCGGAGATCAGGTGCAAGTAGCTGAAGGAGGAACTGGAGCTGCAACTTTTACGGATCACGGGATACTTTTGGGCTCCGGAACATCTGCTGTAAGCGTTACCGCTGTTGGTACGAACAATCAATTATTGATCGGACAAACAGCAGCTGACCCAATCTGGAGCGATAATATTGACGTACCAGGAACGCTAGATGTAACGGGCGCATCTACTCTTGATAGTACATTAGATGTAGCGGGAGCTGCAACATTTTCAAGCACTGCAACAGTCGGAAATATTGAACTAGACACAAATACAATCTCAACAACTAATGTCAACGGAAACTTGAATCTGACTCCCAACGGAAGCGGAGTTGTAGCTGCTTCGGAGCTTACTTTAACAACAGATCTCGCCGTGGCGCATGGAGGAACCGGAGCATCTACACTTACGGATCATGGAGTTTTAATTGGATCTGGCACTTCTGCTATTACCCCCCTAACAGTGGGAACGAACGGTCAAGTTCTTCTCGGATCTTCGGCTGCCGACCCCGTATTCGCGACTCTAGCAAGCGCGGACGGAACAATTACATATACGACAGGAGCCGGAACTTTAGATCTTGCCGTCACACCCGCTACTGAAACACAAGTAGGCGGGCTTGAGATAGCAACAGACGTCGAAGCCGTAGCCGTTGCCGCCACGGATAAAATTATTGTTCCGTCAAATCTTGCAGCCGTTTTTGCAGCACCTCCCGCAATCGGTTCGACAACCCCGGCAGCAGCAGAATTCACAACAGTAACAATCGCAGATATCAATGCAGACTATACAGACCACGGAGTTCTTCTGGGTCAGGGAACCGATACAAATCTAGTCGCTACAGCTGCAGGAACCAACGGACAAGTACTGGTTGGATCAACGGGAGCTGATCCCGCATTCGCAACGATAAGTTCCGCAAATTCTTCGATAGCATCGATATTAGGAGCTGGAACTTTAAGCTTAGATGTAGACCCCTCTTACTTGCAAGTTGATACTGTCACAATTGCAACAGGGGACGTTTTAACTTTAGCCACAACTCCAGTAGAGCTTGTTGCAGCACCAGCTGCAGGAAGCTTCATTCAATTCGTAGGCGCTGCATTCATTCTTGATTATAACTCAATCGCATATACAGAAAGCGGAGACAACTTGGGTATTAAATATACAGATGCAGCAGGCGTTCAAGTATCAAGCACAATCGAAATGACGGGTTTTATAGATCAGTCAGCAGACATGATGACAAGCGCGATACCGGCAGCCGACGCCATCGTCGCCGCTTCTGCAGCAAACGCGAAAGCACTTGTTTTAGACAATTTAGGCAGCAACTTTGCAGCCGGAAACAGTCCGCTTATCGTAAAAATAGCATACAGAGTCATAGCTTCAGGCCTATAGGATAAAAATGAAAAAAAAACCTAAAAATTCAGTGAAAAAACCGGCAACAAAGCCTCTTTCGAATCTATTAAAACCAAAAAAAAGAGGCGAATATGGGGGATAAAAAGTGGATTCAAAAAGCCATAAAACATCCCGGAGCGCTGCATAAAGCACTCGGTGTTCCGAAAGGAAAAAAAATATCCGAATCTAAACTAGAGAAAGCCGAACACAGCAAAAACCCCAAGACGGCAAAACGCGCGCGTCTAGCAGAGACGCTTAAAAAATTAAAGAGAAGAGGAAAATAATGGCCGAAGGTACAAATTTTATTCGAGCATACAACGAAGAATTAAGATCTTACGACTCTTCGGGGGGCGATTCTACATTTCAAGAGATCGGCGCATCTTTCAGCCATCCCATACGCATGCTTAAATTCAAAAACAATTCTAATGTCGACATCACAATTAGCTACGACGGGACGACAGATCAAGACATTATTCTTGCCGGAGATAGGGAAATAGAAGACCTAACGTCAAACAAAACAATCAATGATGGATTTGTGCGACACCACGGAACTCAAGTGTTTGCAAAATCAAGCGCAGGCACTGGAGATCTTTATTTAATAGCAATTTACGCGGACTGACATGAGTCAAATTTATCGTTCAAAAGTATCTAGTTCAGACCTGCCCCCGGATGTTCCGACCGAATTCGACACGCAAAACGGCAACGCAGTACCTGCAGCAAATATACTAATAATCTCTGCAACCGGAACTGAAGAAAACAACACAGACGGTATCCAGACTGTAGGGGGCGGTGTAGATTCGACAGCATCAAATGAAGTTCAGATTCAATTAACTAATAGAATCTATGGAACGGCTACGTCTACAAACGCATCAAACGCAGACATTATAACATTCGCTTTAAGCGCGTCTCCGGCAGTCTACAGATTTTCTATCGATGTTGCAGGCCGAGGCACCGCAGGATCTTTTGTCGGAGAAGGCGTGGGATACACGCTTTTTGGCGGAGCGAAGACAGACGGAGCCACAGCAACAGTCATACAAACAGCTTTTTCCGATAACGATGAAGATGCAGACTTGAAAGACGCGACAATAGAATTCATCGCTAGCGGAAATAGCGTGATTTTGCGTGCGGTAGGTATATCAGGAGAAACAATTTCATATGCTGCCGTGGGTAGCTATTTGGTGATTTAATGGCCGGTTTTGACAATGAAGTTTTATATGCCGATAACTACGACTTTCGAGGCGTAAGCCCGATCGTAGCGCAAGTAACCGCTCAGGGACAATTACCGATCGGCACAGGAGCAAGTCCCGCAATAAAAGTCGGTAAAATCACTTCCACGACCCTTTCGGTGGGATATTCAGATCCCAATATTACCATTGAAGCCGGAACCACAGTACCGACATCATTTCAAACAAATTCGGGAACGGCAACACCTTCCGCTAATGTACTTCAAATTCTCGGGGGCCAGGGCGCGACAACATCGGGCGCATCTAATGTAATCACGATAGATTCGGTAAAATATACAGATCAGGGAAGCTCGACTTCTGTTGCTGTAAATAGCGGTTCTTTTTCTACGGCTGCAATAACATTGACATTGCCTGCAAGCCCCACAAATGGCCAAGTTTGTGAATTTATAGCAACAACAGCAGACGTCTTAATAATTCAACTACCAGGAACTCAAGTTGCGCATCTTGGAAACGTTGCGACATCGGCGGGAGGAACAATTACAACAACAGCCATCGGAGACAGCATCACTTTAAAATACCAATCATCGGCAGAAGATTGGTGGGGTACGTCATCCGTTGGCGTTTTAGTCTTGGCATGACTTTTGCGCCAAGAAATGTAAATAATGTTTTAGCTTGGGTGAATTTTACATCCGCGGGAGATATCTTGACGTCTTTTAATGTAGAATCAGTCATAAAAAATTCTGTAGGAAATTTTACGGTAAATTTTTTAAACTCTTTCGCAAGCGCAAATTATTCAGCATCTTTTCAAGCTGTAGATGATAGCGGCTTGATTATTGTGCCGAAATTGATCGCGCAAGATATAAATAGTGCTCAGGTGCAGTTTAGAGGCGGATTGGAAGGAGTATCAGGAATCGTAAACAACGACATTTCAGACCCCTCGATTGGCGTTAATATGATAGCAACAGGATTACCATGACAGCACAGACACCGGATAATAAATTTTGCACAGCGAACTTTATTGTAGATGCAAATGGCATTGGAAATGGTGCAACACATACAACGATTGCAAGTGCAATAGCGAGCGCATCAGCCGGAGACACGATATTCGTAAGACCGGGCGTATATAGTGAAGACATCACGATTAAAGCCGCTGTCGCGTTGAAATCGTACACGCAATACTTACAGAATACGCAGATCGACGGGAAGATTACTGCCAACGCAGCCGGAAATTATTTCATCGATGGATTTTATCTGACTAATAGCAGCGATACTATTTTAGCTGCATCCAGCAGCGCTTATGTTTACGTAAACAACTGCTATATGACTGTAACTACTTCTCCGGCGTTTTCATCAACTGGAACGGCAGGTATACAAGTAAGAAACACGATCGGAGATATAGCGAATGTCAAGTTATTTGATTGCGCCGGAACCGGCGGGATGTCATTTTTTAATTGCAACTTTTCTGGAACGCCGTCCACCGCTTCAACAGTGTCGGCGGGGTCTGTGTCGTTCGTTGGAACGGCGACGCCAACACCCGTAGTCACATCGGGCACGGGAAATTTAAATGTTCTTCAAGCTTCAAGAATGGTCTGTGCAAACGTTACAGCAATAACTCTCGGCGATAACGGCTCTGTAAATTCTTTTATACAAAATTCAAATATCGGCGCGGGAACGGCAACGGCAATCGTAATCGGAGCAGGCAAGACAATGCTTGCAACAGATATCGACGTTCAATCTTCAAACGCAGCAGCCATAAGCGGAGCCGGCACAATCGTTGTAGGCGGAATCAATTATAGAGATACGGCTGTAAACACAGTGACAACGCAATTAATTAGAAGCGCGCAATTCGGTCAAATTACTTTTGATGGCGGAACGAATTTTTTGGGTCATTACTCCGAGGGATCGTATACCCCAACCATAATTGGATCAACATCTGCCGGATTAGGCACATATTCAGTGCAAACTGGAACGTATCAGAGAATCGGAAACTTCGCTAGAGTGCAGGGGTTTATTGTATGGAGCGCTCATACGGGAACGGGAAACATGTCTGCTTCAAACTTGCCTTTTACAGCAAAAAATACAAGCAATTTATTTTTCCCAGGGTCCGTGTGGGCTTCTAATTTGACATACGGAGCTGGTGCACAGCTTACGGGTTATATGAGTCCGAATACAAACAACTTCGCATTACAGGCCTTAACAAGCGGCTCGGCATCAAGCAATGTTGCCGTAGACACAACAGGATCGTTTATGTTTTCAGTATGGTATGAGATCCAATAACACCAATAAGTATTTTTTTAACCTGCATTTATGATTTGGCAACGGACTCTACTGCAACGCGTTGCAGTAAGTATTTTTTTTAACCTATATCTTTTTCCAATTCCGGCTTCATATCTACGCTAGGAGCGACTTCTTTAATTATATCGTTTATCACATCTTTTTCGATCTCTTCTACAAGAGGGCTCGAGCAGCCGTAAAGCACAATCGCCACGAGAAAAATTTCAGTTAGATTTAAGTATTGTTTTTGCATATCGACTCCTTCAGTTGCTGAAATTCAATATGCAATTCGTGATACATTTTTGCAAGCTCTGCGTGCCGGGCGTACATGCTTCGGCGCACTTTGCTGGTGCTTTCTTTTATTTTCTCTATCTCGGATACAAGGATCTCTTCTTGAGACCGGAACATTTCTAATTGATACATAACTATTCTCTATTACAAAATTATTTTTTATTTTTTTCTTCGTTCATTCTTGATTCAAGAGCGCACATTCTTCCACTGTTATTATAAGTATTAAAAATTGTCCCCAGTCCATGTGATTACCCTTTTTTTCATTATTATCCCTTAATCCAAAGACGGCCTTCGTGTAGAAGAATATCATGCTTTCTGTTTTTCCATTTAACATTTCGATCTCTGATTTTTTCGAATTCCCACAATTTAAAGCCGTAAGCAATTGCAAGTTCACCAAACCATCGTTCCACAGGAGCATGAACACCATAGGGTGCGGAATCTCCAATGACTATACAGACTGTTGAACCTGATTTTGCAACTCTCCTAAGCGCTTTAAAGGTTTTTGCCATGTCAGAAAAGTAAGCGGCAATCATAAGATGATACGCTTTGTTTCCCCTCTTTGTCTTTCTTACTTCATTCAACTCATTGCATACCGCTGTTAATTCCTCCTTGATCGGAAGAATGTCAGGATCATTTAATAGTTCATTCAAATCCATTTTGTCTTTGGATGCATGTTGCGAGCTAGAGCAAATCAAATACTGTCTTACAGTTTCATGCAAATCTCCCCATGAAGCTACTTCACCCCAGAATGTCATTTCCAACCTTGTAGCATCCGCATAATCATAGTTATTGGCATATGGAGGTGAAGTAATGACTAGATCTATAGAATTATCAGGAACACCAGCAAGAGTTCTGGCATCACTTTGAAGCAGTTTAGCGAGACTTTCCTTGGATTGATTTTGCATGAATTGCATATCATCTAACATGCACTTTGATTGAAGTTGAAGTGCATCATAAGGGTTGGTTACTCTTGCTTTATTCTTATTAGGCAATACATATTGCCACTGTGCAGTGCCTACATGACTCGTTGCTCGCAAAATTGAGTTAATCGCTAAAAAAACTAGGTTGTTGATTGATATTGACCAAGAAGGTGAAAGCTCGAGATAAGCGGCTTTAAGAGCGTACAGTTCTTGTAAATTTTCTTTCGAATAACACTTCTTAATTAATTCTGGTGTTTCATTAAGTGTAATCGTATCTCTAAGTTCTATAGCTAAATTTTTTAAATCAGTAATGGCAACTTCAAAATTTCCAATGCTTTCATCCCAAGATAGCTTTCCATTCCCTAGTCGATATACAAATGGATGAGATTCTACACCATAAGAGCGAATACCGAGCTTATCAGCTGCAACACAGACTGTACCAGAGCCAACAAATGGGTCAAGCACAACAGTAGCGTTATATGCGTTTAACACTTCTTCTACCCAAATAGCCGAAAATCCAGCCGAATATCTAAACCATCTATGCACGGGAATTTTCATGTACGGCTCCGACTACTGTTAATAGTGTTGCTGCATCCATCTGGTTATCCTGCTACTTTTAATGTTTCGGGGTGTTCATCAATGTATTTTTTTATGTATGCTGCCGAAATTGTACCGATTCCCGTCGACATTAATGTTTGTCCAAGCCAAATACAACCCGGAAAAGGAAGAGCTACAATTAATAATCCGCAAGCAACCTCAACCCCGCCAAAAAGCGCTGCAACGGGTATGTGATCAAGCTCGCCGTGATATTCCGGTTTTTGGAACTCATTGTACATTTCCATCGCTAGTTCAAAATCAGATTTGGGAGAAGCATGCTTGTTATCAATAAAAAATTTAATTTTATTTTTTATCAATTCACGATCTTTTTCCGGCATGATTTTTGGTAGTTTTTCGTCTAATTTTTTAATAAATTTTTCGGTGCTATACTTATTCTTCTTGCTAAGCTTGTCTAGTCTTTTTTTTGAGTATGCGACAGAGTATCCGAAATGATCAGTTGATTGAAAAAAAGCTTTGCACGCCAATCTTTTGAAGAGTCTAAAAACTTTCTTTTTTATAGATTTTTTAAATTTTGATATAACGCCATATGATTTTTCTTCTATTTCAGAAATAATAAGATAAGTTTTATACATATCTTTATATTTTCCCAACGATTCAAGGTCGTCTATTTCTTCTAAATAGTCTATATTACAGTCAATATCATATTCTATATCGTATCCTGTTAAATTTTCAAGCTCAGACAATTCAGACGCAGAACAAAAGCCGACAAACGATAAAATACAATACACATAACTAAAAACGTAAATAATTTTCCGATAAACATTCTCCACTTTCTCTTCTCCTGTTTTGTTAAATTTATATTTGCAGCTTTTAGTAATGCCGGGAAAACCCCGTATAACAGCATGAAATCAAGACAGCTTATCAAAAAAATATGAAGCAACACTAAATTATTTTCTTTAATAAAATTAAAAATAATATTTAACATATAAATCTCTTTTTTGTAGACCTCGTGAATTTTAAAAAAATTCTTTCATTCAAGACATTATACAAAACAAAAAAATACATGCAACATAAAATTTATCTTTAGTGACAAGTATTTTTTTTATATTGACGTTTTTTAAATATTTTGTAACATCACTTTGAATGTAAAATCTTTTTTAAAGAGGTGTGTATGAATCCGATGTATTTTATTGTTTTTTCCGCATGTATAATGATAGGGTGCGGTAGCAAAAATTCGCACTTAGCGCACCATATCGCTCCGTTTTATTTACACGCACAGGCAGCGGGAGAGGGTTACGAAGACGCCGTCGACGCAGCGGAGAACCCGAAAAAAAGTTTCTCATAAAAAAACACCCGCGGGTTTTAGTCCGCGGGCTTGAGGTATCATGAACAACTTTCTACTTCACAGTTATTCGTATCGATTCTATATCTTTTCCTCGATATTTATCAAGATCAATCCCAGAAAGTTCGGGGATCTTCGCGTAATTCACATTGCCTTTTCTTATGACTTTTTGCACTGTAGCACCGCTTCCGATGCAGTTTCTACCCTCCGATAAGTCAATTAAAATTTTTCTACAATTCTCTTCTTCCATCTTGTATTTTTCAGACAAAACTTTAGAAGCGCGTAAATTTAGAACAGCTTTTTGCCATACTTCATTAGAAGACATATCGACAAAATCCCGCTCACACATAGCCGGAGGATCGAAATTTATAACATGTTGCCAAAAAATTTCCGCTTCTTTATAAAGTTTTTTCATGTATTCTTCATCAATAAAAACTTTTACTATATGCGATCCGGACGTGTTGTATGAAAAATAATCAAGAGATTCGATGCCGAAAAGCTGGTTGCAAATCGCAAGCTGCTGTTGCACTTGTGCATAATATTTTTTCGGTATCAAACCGTCTCCAGCAATATTATGATCTTCAAGACATACATTCTTTATTTCTACGACATTCTTCTTATCACAAGAGATTCCGTCTAATGACGCCATCAAATATTTTACTAATGGGTGAAATACGACGGAGGGCTGTACTGAAATGCCAGTGCATTTCCTGTACGCGTTCCGAGCTTCTTCTTCGAGTTCATGTCCTCGTTGCATCGCAAATGTTTTACTTTCCTGCTCTATCAAATCAAGCTTCTCTTGCCACAGCCTGTAGGGCGTTTTGAAAGGGGACTCTTTCATAATGATCGGAGCATCTGATGCTCCGATGTGATTTTTTCTTACTTCCAGCCATTCTGTTGTGTTTTGTTTTAACATTTTTATTTCCTTTTTTGTACGCACCCGGCGTATATTTTTATTTTAAGTATTTCCGTAATTTTCTAAATCTTCTCTGATCCTAGTTTTTATGAGATTAGCTGAATTGCTTATGTAATCATAATAACTAAATAAATCTTTAAGATTTTTTTTCATCTTTTCTTTATCAGACGATGAGTCAACCAAATCTTTAAAAGTTTTATCAAATTTTTCTTTTGAATATCTCATCGATGATTCAATGCCTGTAAAATTAATATTTTCTTTCATCTCATTCACCCTGAGCCTTTTTATAATTTTCTTTTACACGCGATAAAATTTTTGTAAAAACCGATCGCGGCATTTCAGATATTTTGCATTTATGAGCGGACAAGATGTATTTTTCTATGTTCGCTTTCAAAGATTCGTTTTCTCCGACCGCTTCATACAATTCCATCTCCTCTTCTTTTGTTATACATTCTTCTTTTGAATCAAAAGATTTTTCATAAACTTCCTCATTCTTCTCTTCTATAACTTTAAAATTTTCTGAAATTTCCGGGACTTCTTGATTGCCGGGCATTTCTCCATTTTGAAGTTCTCCGTGTATGTAGCATCCCATGATTGCGTCGGGCATGATTTTTCTTGCCCCCCCGGAAAGGCATCTGCAATACAACATATCCTTAAGATGATTGATCCAGTTGTCCTTTTTTAAATAACCTGCTTTACTGGCATCTTCTACAGTATAACTATAATCTGTATGAGCTTCACGATCCGCTCTTTTAAATCTGATAGTACATCTTTTTTCACTAAACTCCAAAATATCAACTCTATGACCTGCTTTTAAAATGAGAGCGTTCATCATCTGAGCCGAAATAGAAACCCTGCCATCTATCTGATAAAGACCCCCATTTAAGCAAGCCATTGGCGGTAGTCCAAGCTCTCTTGCGGTCAAAATAATTGAAATAACTCCTGCTGTACCGAGTTTTTGATAGTATTTACATTTCCCTAACTCATTCCCCCACGAAAATACATCTTTAGCTTCCTGTCCTACTGGGAGCCGTTCTGAATTTGTGTACAATTGAATATCATTTTTTTGAGTATTCATTTTTATATCCCCTTAAAATTTTTAAACATACATTTCTAAAAAATTATCCATATTTAAATAACATTCTATTTCGTCGATATATTGTTTTGCTTTTTTTAATGTTTTAGCAAATCCGTATCTATCATCTCTAGTATAGTTATTTCCAAAACCCCAATGCCCGAAATCCCAGCGGCCCTTTTGAGGATTGTAGTTTTTGTGCTTGAAATTATAGTGTGGGCCGTCTTTCTCTATTATGTAGTTTCTATATTCTGTTTTTCTTATCGTTCTTGTCATCTCAACTCCCATTGTTTTTGTTATGTTGAAAATATAACACGATTGCTAATTTTAATCAAAGAAAAAAAACACGATTGCTAATTTTTAATCAAAAAAAAACACACTTGCTAATTTTTTATGAAAATGATACGATATTTGTTTAAAAATTATTTTAACACACAGGAGGAAAAAAATGGACTTAAGATTATATCTTTTTTTGAAAAAAATAAGCGCGTCAGAACTGGCAAGACGTATGGACTACAGTCAAGCAACAATAAACGGCGTTGTTCGTGGAACATACAAGCCTACAAAAAAAATATGCAGGGCGATAGAACACGCTACTGGAGGGCACGTCACTAGAGAAGATTTAGAAGGAAAGAGAGAAGAGTATGTTCTTGAAGACTTGAAAAGTGAAGAAAAGATTGACACTTTCCAGGGATGGGAGTAAAAATTGTAGATATTGTCTGAAGAAAAAAAAGAGGCCCGCCCAAAAAAAGGGCAATGCAAGGCAAGACAAGTCAAAGCAAAGCAAAGATGGGCAGGCCCCTAAAAACACACAACAACTGTCTTTATTCTATGCTATCTTCTAATTTAACGCAACACCCAAGCGATAAATTTCATAAAATATATAGTTGTTTTCACAAGAATGAACAAATAAAAAAGCCGCCCCGAAAAGACGGCTTAAAAAACCCCCGTTAGGGGGAAAGGAAACTATATGTATGATAATACTATCATAGGCAGCGCCGGAAAGCAAGAAAAAATCACACCTATCAAATTTTATTATCTTCTTCAGTGCCAAGGAAGCCTTTCTCTTAGAATGACGGCGGAATCGGCGCGCAAAAATGGCGCAATAGCAGAATTCACACATGCCGGTTGGGTTTATCAGAAGAAAGAAGAGGCCGAGGAGGCAGCTAGAAGGTGGTCCCAGGGCAATAGAAAAGTAAAAGCGGTTCGCTGGTTCGAGCCATTGCTTGATAAAGTATGGTTCGGATCAAAGAAAGAATCAAAGCTTGCGAAGAAGAAAATATCTGCTGAAATATCAAGAAGAATTCTGAATAAAAAAAAGCAGTCGATAGAAGACGATTGTTTAAAACAGGGACTTCACCCCAGTTGGTTATATAGGGAACATTTACAAGCCGGAATGTCTATACAAGAAAATCAAATACACGCAAAATATAGGCCCTTATTCGAAAAAAGCTTTGAAGAAGAAGAAAACGCGCGCTTAAACGAATCTGATATAGCACGAGAAGATGAAGACGCGCTGGAGTATGTCCCGGGCGAAGAAGTTATCATTGACAGCATGCCAAAAAAAATAATAGACATGCCGGAGCTTAATAGGCGTTTTGCGCAATTAGAAGCGCCAGGGCAGCCGTGCGTTTTTATATCCAGAAAAGAAGCGATACCCATATCACAGCAGGATTTCAATAGACGCACAAAGGGATATGTCGTGCTTGTAGGAGCCGACGAAAACAACAACCCCAAATATATGTCAGCAGGAAAATTCTGGGAGGGCAACTGTAGAAAGTGCATCTATAAAAAAATAGCGTTCACAAACAAAGAAAACAATGATTACACATACAACTTATTCGCCGGATTCGGCACAGAACCGAGCCCAGGATGCTGCGACAAAATACTTAATCACATAAAAGAAGTCGTGTGTGCATGCAGCGAAGAAAAATACCAAGCGCTGATAAATTTACTAGCTTGGCAGATACAAAACATCGGCAAACCATCACGTATCATTACAATATTAAAAAGCGAACGGCAGCAAACGGGGAAAGGGTGTTTACTCGGCGATATCTTAGGCGTTATATACGGAAACGCGGGATTCATCACGAGCGAGATAACGCAAATAGTAACGCGCTTCAACGATACGATACGCGGTAAAGCATATGTTTTTCTAGACGAAGCGTTGTTTGCGGGCGACAGAAAAGCAGCGAACTCGATCAAGTCGCTATCTACATGCACCCGGATCGGTATTGAATCGAAGGGCGTCCCGACGATTCAGCTACCCGTTGCAGTAAATCTTTTTCTTTCTACGAATCACGAAGATGCGGCATATATCGAAGAAATGGACGCAAGATACTGGATATTAGAAGTCAGCGACCATCGCGCAGGCGACACGGACTACTTCGGCGATCTTTATGAAGAGATCGAGAACGGCGGGCGGGAAGCCTTTATGCATCATATCATGAATTTAGACGTGGCGCGCTTTATCCCTTCGCGCGACGTTCCCCGCAACAACGAGAGCAAGTACGAGATGATCCGTAACTCCATAAACCCCTTCGACGCAAGACGCTGGATAGAAGAATGTTGTGAAACGGGGATGATCTTGGGATATAAGAAAGACTCATCTTGCGAGCTTCCGTACGAGAAAAATGGATCGCCATGGGTAGAGTGGAGGCAGGGAGAAGAATATGTGAACGGCATGTTTTTTATTGCTTATACAGAGTGGCAAAAAAGCGTCAAGTCTCCCGTCGCCGCCAAGCCGACAGGTATAAAAAATTTCGGCGTTCTTCTGAATGAAATCGGGTTAGTAAAAACCCGTAATCATGAAGACAGAAAACGCACCCTTCCTGACCCTCGCTTCTGCTTACAGAAGCTAAGAAATCTTCATCGAAATTAAATTCTCAATTTTTTAACAAATCGATTGTTTAGCCCCACCCTCCTCGGGGTGGGTAATTTGACCATTTCTTGCATAGCGCGCCACGTCGCCACGTGCGCCACTTCATTTCACTAACTTCTATTTTTTTCGAAAAAACGTGTGTTTTTGTAGCATGCTGGATACAAAATGTCTGTTTTTTTGTATTTTTTTCCTAGGGGAGAAAATACGTGGCGCAAGTGGCGCACGTGGCGCAGAAAATTATAAATATCTTAAATTCATATATTTATGCTGCGCCACTTCTAATATATTTTATTATTATAAAGTGGCGCAAAGTAGCGCCAAGTGGCACGGTTTGCGCCACGTCGCGCCAAGTCTGCGCCACGTTGCGCCACGTCAACTTAGTATAGATTGATGAAGTGGCACGAGTGAAACATTCTCTCAAGAGCGCTCCTAAATCCTCCCGCCTCTCCCCGCAAAATGGGGCAAAAAACATATTATGAAAATAAAAATTTGACAAAAAAAATCTAGGGGAGCATACACAAAGAAATAAAAATAATTTAACATACGGTGTATAATTATGTCAGATATTGAATTTATGCGTTTTGATTATATTAACGACGGAAATCTGGTCGGTTACGCTTCAGTAGTTGTAGATAAGAAGAATTTTTATGTATTTAAGGTCTTGCGCTCTAAAGCAGATCAGTCGAAAATTTTCGTTGCCATCCCCTCTTATTTTCACAAAGAAAAGTGGCATCCTCTTTTCGGTTTCGACTCGACAAGCGACTTCAAAAAAATGGTAGAGCTATGTAAAGACGAAACGATTGCATATCTAAAGAAAAATAACTTGACGAGCAGTGCAGAAGAGCCAAAAAAAGCCGAAGATCGCGGAAATAATAATTTTTTCGACAAACAGAGCCGCTTCTTTTAAAAAAAACAATGTATATAGATCTTGCAGGTATGCCCGTTCCTCAGCAGCGCCCTCGATTCGGGCGTTATCGCGTCTACGATCCCTCCGCTTCGATCAAGCGCGGAATGAAGAATATTTTTACAAAAAGATATCCGAATTTCGCGCCATTCTTAGGGGCTGTATACATATATATACTGTATATGTTCAGCCCACCGAACTCTTGGAGTAAGAAAAAGAAAAAGTCGGCGATCGGCGGAGAGGTTTCTCATATTTCAAAGCCGGATCTTGACAATCTTGACAAGCTTGTATTAGATGCGTGCAATGGGATCTTCTATAAAGACGATTGCCAGGTGTGCGAGCTGTTTTCTAAGAAAATTTATGCTGAAGAATCTAAAACAAAAATTTTATTGGGGGAAAAGTGAATATAAGAGACGAAGATATAAGATGTTTGAAATTGTGCGCGAAAAATTTATATGAAAAAATTATGTATATGGAGATTTTTGGAACGCAGCAGAAGATAATAGACGAGAAAAATAACTCGTCGTGTTTTGCTCCATATAATTTTAATTTACAGCAGAAAAAAGAAGAAAAAGAACTCGTAGAAGATACTAAAGATTTGAAAATTTGGATGTCCCCGGCCTCTATTGAGCAGTATTTTAAATGCATTTCATCTTCTTATGCTACAGAAATTTTTAGGAGATACAGATTTTTTTTTGAAGGCTACTACAAAGAGGCTGGCAGGTCGTTTTTGCTGTTAGCTGAACGATTCGTTGAGTTTTTAGAATCAAATAATGGCGGCCACAGCAGGCTTAGAGCAAAATATCGAAGCGAAAAAGAAGTTAACTCGTTTATAATTAATATTTTAAAAAAAATAGAGGCTAAAAAAAATGATTAATATCTATATGAGATCAGGTGCCATCATCCCGATCACCGCAAAAAGCGATGATATTTTAGAAGAGCTTTTCAATAATCTTATCGAAGACATAGAAGACGATATGATGATGTTCGACACAGACGCGGGTCTTGCTGCAATCTGCAAAGATGATATTTCTATGATCGTAAAAGAAGCAAATAAAAAGGCGTGCAGGTCTTCCGGGTGTAGAAAAAAAATATCTAGTTGACAAAGAAAAAGGTGCTTATAAGCACCTTGTTTCTAAGCTGCCTGTACGGCAGTCAACTTCATTTTTTTCATTTCTTGAAAAACAAAAAATAATTTTCTAAGCTGCCTGTTCGGCAGTATTGACTAAATTATATATTAGTTAATATTAATAGTCAAATTCATCGTCGTCATCGTCTCCTTCTCCACGAAAAACTCCTAGTATGTCTGCTGCCCAGTCCCATTCTTCAATATCGTTGTACGGGTTGTTGGGTGCATCATACCATTCTTCTTTAGAAATTGTTTGTGTAGGTATTTGTTTAAATCTTGACAAGTCTTTTCCAGATATAGCTACTAATCTTATATCACCATCTTTTGTTTCATAAAATTGTATTCTTATTAATGTTGAATATTTTAATTTTTTATGAGAAGCCCAGAGTCCGATTGTAGATGTTATAAATTTATCTTCTTTCATTTTGTTTCCTTTGTTGTTGTGTTTTTTCATACTGATAATATTAGCAGATTGATTATTTTTATCCAAATAAAAAAAATAAAAAATAAAAAAAAATAAATTTTTATGTATGAAAATTTAATCTTGAAAAATATTCTTGATGTGATGTAAACAAATGTTTGTTAAAAGGAGTTTTTATGCCGAGAAAATTGAAGCGTATAAATAAATTCAGCGGACGCCCGCGCAAAAAAATAGATTGGGATGAGGTCGATAAGATGCTTAGCATGGGAGCTTTAGGCACAGAGGTCGCCGCTTATTTCGATATGCACGCAGTAACTTTTTATGATCGCGTACAGGCGGAAAAAGGTGTTGATTTTACTCAGTATTGCTCTCAAAAGCACTCTAGAAGGGATCTAAGCTTGCGTCTTAAGCAATTTCAGTTAGCGATGGACGGCAACACGACGATGCTTGTTTTTCTCGGTAAAGCGCTTTTGAATCAGACTGAGAAGCAAGAAGTTGATTTTCGTATCAATATAAGCATGCTTGATTACAGAAACGCTCCCGTCGATCATTCTGAAGATTGGGCCCCGGATGACAATAAATTAATTGAATAATGTAGTTGATTTTATTTTTTATAAAAAAAAATAAAATAATTACTTGATATGTTCGTTAACCTCCACTTATCAAACCCAATAAATTATTTTAATTTAAAATTTTGTTGTGTAAAAATCACAGAAAATCATACATTACACGAATATTTTGCGGAACGGAGCGGGATGCACTGCAATGCACAGCAAAGCAACGCAAAGCAAAGCAGAGCATAGCAGAGCAAAGGTTTTTTTTTAATACAGTGGAGCGGGTTGCACTGCAATGCATAGCAGGGCAATGCAGAGCAAAGCATCGCATAGCAGAGGTTTTTTTTTTTTTAGTACAGAGGGTTGCAAGGAAGAGCAAAGCATAGCACGGCAGCGCAAAGCAGAGCAGAGCAGAGCAGAGGTTTTTTTTTTAGTTCAGTGGAAGGGGTCTCAATTTATAGCACGGCAAAGCAACGCATAGAAGCGTAAAGCAAGGCAAGGCATGGCACCGCATAGCACCGCAAAGCAAAGGTTTTTTTTAGTACAGTGCATCGCACAGCAACGCACGGCAAAGCGTGGGACGGCAAAGCACGGCAAAGCACCACAGAGCAAAGGTTTTTTTTAGTACAGAGGAGCGGGTCGCACAGCATCGCAAGGCAAAGCAAGGCAAAGCATCGCATAGCAGAGGTTTTTTTAGTATAGCGGAAGGGAAATGCAACGCATGGCACAGCACGGCAAAGCAAAGCAGAGTAGAGCAGAGGTTTTTTTTAGTACAGCGGGATGGATTGCACTGCAAAGCAAGGCATAGCACCGCACGGCAGAGCATAGCAACGCAGAGGTTTTTTTTAGTACAGCGGGATGGATTGCAC